CCCTCCGGCTCCGCTGCCTATTGCTTGCCAACCAGACCCGTTGTTGTAAACTGGCTTGCTTTGGGTTGTGTCGTAACCAAGAAGCCCAGCAGTATCTGTTAGCAAATCAAGATTTGTTGTTGTGTCGCTAGGTAGCAACAATCTGATAGAATTTGAAGCTGTTCCAAAATTTAGATCAGGCCCCGTTATTGCGGGATTAGTCCCAAATAAAACCACCCCTGACCCAGATTCATCCGAAATGGCAGAGGCAAGCCCCGCCGAGTTTGTTAATGTTCCTTCCTTGCCGTTTAATTGGGTTTGAATTGCGCTTGTAACACCGTCCAGATAACTTAACTCCGTGGTACTTACTGCCGAGTCTTCAACAATCGCGCCACCGCTTGAAATCATAACGAAATTATTACTTAAAGCCGTCGATGAATTTGTACCACCATTAGCAATTGGTAAAATGCCGTTTATTTCCGATGTTAAGTCAATCGTTCCGGCGCTAACTGTTCCAGTAGATGCTTTTAAAACACCCGAGAAAGTTCCAAGAACAATGCCGCCAGAACCGTTGGGGGTTATTGTGAAGTCCCCATTGCTTACTGATGGCGTAACGGTGTCAACTTTCAAGGTTTTTGCGCTAACGTCAAGCAGCGCAATCATTGAAAGAGTTGCTATAACTATTAATGCCTTAAGGCTCAAAAGAAGTGTTTTCAACCCATGCTCCATTTTCATAAATTCTCACTTTATCATCTGTTGTGTTGTAGTACATATCACCGTCTGCCGCAGCCGAGCCTTTAGCGGTAACGTAGGCGGCATCACTTGCATAAGTTGCCAAGCTTGTAGCTGTGACAAATCCCGTAGCCGGGGACGTTGCACTGGTAAAACCGTCTGCGAAATCAATTATCCTACTCATGATGTGACCCCTTTTTTTTCAAATATCTGATAACTGAAAGGATAGTCGAAAACACTAACCCCTGTTAAGTCTGAAGTATTATTAAATATATTTTCATGCTCTTTTATCCATCCCAAATAAGAGGACTCACTAAAAGAATACCCCGAATGGCTTAACTCTAAGGTATAAGTCCCCTTTGACAAATATACAGGATTAGAGAACTCTAATGCTTTCCATAGGTGGGCATAATTGTCTGATGTTGAGAGGTCGCTTTTAATATCAGCACTTGTAAATGTTTTACTTGCGTGAGTAGTTGCGCCCTCTTTCAATGAAAGGGTGAATGTGCCGGAAGGGGAATTATACATAAAAATATATGGCCTAACCGCCGCAATAATGCTTCTTCGGTTAAGATTATAAGTAAAACTCTGGGAAAGTGTTGTTTTTAATTCCTCCACAACCAAAGTTGTCATTTTTGCTCCATTACGCTTAATGTTATATCCCAATAAGATGCCGTTCGCATCTTGGCAGAGGGAGATTTGTCAAATTTATAAAGCCCGTTTAGTCGGTCCTCATCCCCTATCATTGTGTTAGTCCCATCGCCCATTTTTACTATGAATGGCTTAACCGTTCGCCTGTTATCGTACACGTTGAAAATTTGGTCCAGTTCGCTTGTACTCATCACTTGAAACTGTAAATTATCTAAGCTTTTTCTGGTTCCAATATCGTCAATGTATTCTTGGCCGTATCTTGTTTCGGTTCTCTTTTGAAGGTCTTTATTAGTGTAGTTAAACCCGTATGAAACCCCGTTGGTTGTTATCGACTCCGCTTTACCTATGAAAACGTGGGCAAGTTCGCAATATCCAAGCGTGGAGGTTAAAACTAGCCGCCAGTATCTATAAGACTGAGTAGATGAAAGCTCTTTTATTCCGATTCCAAAAGTAGTATCTAGGGTTAATGTGTCGGTAAACGCTGGCGACCCCCATGAGTCCGTGGCGTTTGCTTGTATAGTAACCGTACTAACCCCAAAACCATTTTTCCAGTTATCAACCAATGCAACAAAGTCAACATCCTCGATTGCCCCGAGGTCAAAAACCACGGAATCAGAATTTGAAGTCGATCTATAAACCTTTGTTCTAAAATCATTCTGCAAATTACTTAATGGATACTGAGCATTGACTGTGGACGAACTTAAAGAGGCCCCTTCTACTAGATTATTATATAAAAACTTTATCATGCTGCCCCAAACCCTTCTTCTATTGCTGTCCTATTTGCCCTTGCGATTTCTTTAGAGTCAACCTCTACAATTACCGGGCTTGTTAGTATTGCCGCTCTTAAAGCTCGAATTTCACCAACTAGACCGCCCCCCTGATCGTCGCCTCTCCCTTCTATGAAGTTAAAGAGTCGACCCTGTTGATCGGCATTTAAAACCATTTCGCCCACTCTTACGTTTGCAATGGCATTATCTCGCCCCTGTGTTGCGCCATTAATGCCACCGATAACACCGCCGGATTGAAAACTTCCGATTGTTTGTGCGGCGATTGTTGCCAATGATAAGGCGGTATTTGCCGTAATAAGGCCCTGCATAAAGGCAGAATCAGCGGCAAACTTGGCAGGGGCTAATGGACCCGCGAAAGCAGCGGCAGCAGCGGCGGCGGCAAGCGCGCTCGCCCTAGCTTGTCCGTCAGCAATTAAAACCTGACCAGCGGCGGCGGCTTGATTTAATAAGAACCCCGCCTTTGTTTGTTTTCCAGCTATCGCATTAATTAAGTTCCCGGTATTGGCGAAAAGCCCAACTCTTTGGGAAGCCATTACCTGTTCTAATTTGAAGTCGGCATCGGCTTTTTTCTTTCTCTCTTCTCTCGCCTTATCCTCGGCGTCGAAAAGTTTCTGCTGGGCCGCAAGTTCGTTGTTTACTTCTTTTTCTTTCAGCTTTTTCTTTTCTTCATTATGGACAGCAACCTTTTCAAGCTCGGACGCTCTTTTTTCATCCACTATCGTTTGTAGTTCAGAGAGTCTGGTTATGGCCTCCGCTAAAGCTTCTTCGTCCTCTCCCTTTTTTGAATTAAAAAAGGCATTATAAAGCCAGTCCCCCTCCCCGTCCTTCATCCTGTCTTGTATTTCCGATATTTTCTGCTCTAAAAGCTCCATTTCCTGAGCAATCTGACCGGGTCCTGATGTATTTTCCCCGGAAAAGAAATCCATCCAAAATTTAGCTGGCGTTACAACCAAGAAATTTGCTAATGAAGAAAAGGTTTTCTGTAATTCTGGCCCATTTTCCGAAAAAGCATCAGAGAAATTCTTTAAAACTTCGGTCAATGTTTTGGCCGACGAAATCAGGGCAGGCTTAAAAGCCTTTCCTATTTCACCTTGAAGATTAAAAAAGTTATCTTGTAGCGTAGATAAAACCCCTGATAATGTTTCTGACTGGGATTTCATCCCGTTGAAAAACTTACCCTGTGGCCCAGTTAAATTCTCAATAGCCGTGGTAAATTCTTTAAAAGGGACTTTCCCCTTAGAAATATTGTCCCGAATATCTTTAATTGAAATGCCTGTCTGTTTCGCAAGCTCGGCATAAATATTTATTCCCCTGTCTGCAAACTTATCAAGCTCGACAAGGGTTAGCTTTTGAGTGGAAACAAGGCGACCAAATGGGATTGTAAGCTCATCAATCTGAGCGCCTGCACCTGCGGCAAGGTCCCCAAGGTTTTTAAGTGTTGGGATAACATCAGCCTGAGCGACCCCAAACGATAATAATTGTCTGGTAGATAAAGCCAAGCCCGGAAGCTGAAAGGGCGTCGAGGCGGCAAACTCTTGAAGCTCTTTGAGTTGATCTTGAGCGGCGGCGCTTGACCCTAAAATCGTTTTAAACTGGGTTTCAAATACTTCCAAATCTGCGGCGGCATCTACTAACCCACCTATTGAGTTTGTTATCCCGGAAATTGCTTTACTTGCGGCAATCGCAGCAAGATTTCCAGCGAATGAGGAAAAAGCCCGATCCATTCTTTTACCGCTTTTTACAGTCTCTCTTTCCAGCTTATCCGTTGCATTAATTACTTTGGATATAGCATTAATCGCTTGCTGTTCCTCAATCGTGAGTTTTACGCTTACTTCGTTTTGTGCCATTTATCGCCTATATTTTTGGGCCTGTTTTTCTTTGATGGCCTGATCTTCCATATATAGATTTTGCACTAAAGACATTAATTCCACAAATTTCGCTGGTTGCTCAGAATAGCTGCCCGGAAAATATAGTTGACCGTTTTGCCATTTTGTTAAAAAGGATATGAAGTTAAAAATCTGAAAATCAAAAAAATTACCGATGCACCTAGAAAAAACCACTTTTGGTCGCCCTCTCATGGAATGGGTCCCGGTGTAAACCTGAGAGTTGCTAACGTCCACGGACCCATCGCAGCCCTGACGCTTTCTGTGGCGATCATCACGATTAGCTAAACACTCACTACAGTTATATTGCAAATTGGTAACGGCGGTGAAGGTTGAAATAATGGATATGTACTCATCCCCGCTTATTGAGCTTATTTCCTCGACTTTTTGTCTAATAAGCCAAACAAGATAGGGAACATCGCCTACACCCTCAGCCCTCCGCTGGGAATCACTTCCAACTTCACCCCCTTGAGAGCTTTTTTAGTTCCAAGATAGGTTAATTTTTCGGGCACATTGTTCCACCTTAATGATTGGATGGCGTGAAATAATTCTTCCCCTAAATTCAAAGAAAAGATTTCGCTGGCGCAATCATCTGTTAAGTAGCCGCTGTCTTCTTCAAATTCTAGCTCGTAAGGCTCGCCAGATTGCGTTTTAACGCCCTCTATTCCTTTAAGGCTATACTTTACATAGGCAAACGAGGAAAGCACTAAATCCTCAATCTCAACGCCCGCTTGCATTTTTTTTTGTTCGCCCACTTTTGATTGTTCAAAAATGTTTAAAGGCTTCAATGTTAAGGTGATTTTTCCGAGCGTGAGTTTTACCCGGTCCTTCATAGATAATATTTTCATAATGTCCTCCTATTTTAAAAATTATGCCATAAAAAAACCCCGAATGGCGACACTCGGGGCTAAAACCAAGTCAGTAGGAGGACTCTTTTGAGGTTTTAAATAAATCCAATAAAAATTGAGTCGTTGCCCGCTGATTTATGCGCCTTAATTTCTAGCTGGTCGGTTGCGATGCCGTCCTGATCTCCGGCGGGAACAGCGGTGATTTTCCCCTGCGGAAGCCACACGGCCACGCACTCGGAAAACTCCCCGGCTGTTGCGCTTGGGTTGAAGGCATAAAAGAACACTGATTTGTCGTCGTTATTATTAAAGGCGTCCCATTCTGTAAGGTTTGTGTCGTCCATATATTTGGTTGCTGTAAAGCTGCAAACTTGGTCGGTGATTCTGGAGTTGACTTTTCCCGAAGCATTACACGCGGAGATAAGAAAGGAAAGGGTGTTTTCCACAGTCATTCCTAACTCAGAATATGAGTATTGAGTACCGCCAATATAAAGACAAGCCTCTAAGGCAACGGGAGGCAATGCGTCTGCCGTGAAGTCAGGCGTTGCGGTTTGCGCTGCGTCTGCTCTTTCTAAACTCAGGCCACCCATAGAAAAAGAGGCTTGAGGCAAGCTACCGGCGGTCCAGTTCGAAAGTGAAAAACTAGAGGCTCTTAATCCGGCAACTCTTTGCTGGATAGTGTTTCCGATGTTGTGTTCCATTGAAAGCGAAATACTTGAAGAAGTGTCGCTATAGTAAGTTGTAAACGCCTCAACCACAACCCCATCGCTAGGAGCGCCATTTGAAAGAGCAAAGGCAAGCGTCACGGTTGTAGAGGTAACGGAAGCAACCGGGCGAAGCTCGAAAGCTCCCGATTCTTTAACTAGGCAAATGTCCCCGGCAAGTATTCCGTGTGAAGTAAAGTTTAAAACCGTTGATGTGTTTGAAGTTGTTGTCGTTTCAGCGGTGTTTGTTCTTTTTCCACCTAAAAGCGATCTGAATAAAAGGTCTAAGCCTTGCGGAGCCGCTCCGGCGGTTGTGTTTGCATGAAATTCTGTTGGTAGCTCGGCCACGACTTCAGCAATTCCCACCCTTGAGGCTTCTTGCTCAGTCGATGAGCCTAAAATATTTCTCGTTAATTCTTCTCTTGTTTTGTTTGCAGAGGTTCCCTCGGCTAAAACGGCCACATAGTCAGTGCCAGCGCTCGGCGCTGTATAAGTTCCCTCTGTGGACTCAGCTTTAAGCCCGACGCTTGATTCATTATTTACCACACCTATTGCCATGATATTTCCCCTTTTATGTTGTTGCTTTTCTGGTTTTAACCACGAAATTCATTCTTACACTAATAACATTTTGACCCATCTTAGCAGGTTCGTCTAATGAGAGGTCGCTCACTAGATAAACCGTTGACGGGATTCCTATTTTTGACTGAAAAAGGTCTTTGTAGAGAGTTTCCAAGTCGTCATAAATTGTTTTCAAGGCGGTTCTCTCTGCCTCATCATTGGACCTTCCCCCAAAATCTTGGGAGAGGATAACGAAAAAGGATTGGTCGAGGGTAATTGTTCTAAATGTCCCCTCCGCTGAAATCGAGGACCCGGCCCCGATGCCATATCCCGCTGATGACGACCTTTTGTCATTTTTCTCGATTTCATATGAGTATTTTAGGCGGGTATAGCTAGGCAAAACAGCATTTACTCTGGTTTCAATAGCGTTTAAAACGTCTGTTGTTGCGCTGGTCATTTTCTAACTATCCTTATGTCGCTTCTCTGAACCCTTTCGTTAGCGTCTTTAATTCCATCGTCGTCCGAATCAATCGAAAGCAAGCCGTTTTTTTGTGCGTTCATATATAGAGAATGATAATCCTTGCTTTTCTGTCTCCATATATCCGTTTCATCGTCTTGAATATTTGAAAATATTTTGGACAAAGCCAAGTAAGTTGCGGCTAATTTAATCTCCCCGACCTCAAGCAAATCAAAAGCGGTTATATCTTCCCTGTAAGAAGCAGAGTTTCTTTTCTCGTGCCCTGCATTTCTTAAAACTTGAATAATATGATCCCGGCAGGCAACATGAGTTAAAATAAAAGAGCTTTCTCCGCTAGGTAAAAAGTCGCCTATTTCAAAATATTCCTTTTTAAGGTCTTGATCGTCAGCAAAAACAATATTTAAACCTCTTGAGATCGTGCTTGAATGAGTAACTGAAGGCCTTAATCTATACCAGTAAAGCTCGGCTGAATTTACGGTCGTCTTTTCTTCACTGGTTTGGTTTCTATTCCATGTAACAAATCCCGATCTAGTGAAAGATTCGGTATCATCATAAAAGCCTTCTAAATCAGTCCAGGAACTCCCATTATAAAATTGCGCAGTAAACTCACCGGCGTTTGTATTTGCAGTTGATAGTTCAATATAAAAACAATTGATTGGCTTATAGAATCCAATATAAAGATAGTCATCGGATTCGTTCAAATCAATTGTAAATGTTCCCCTAGACAAATCCAGTGCTTTATTTGAATGATCTAAAAAAGAGCCATTATCATCATGTAATACGGTTAATTTATTTTTTACTTTTATCATTTACAACCTCTGGTTCTACTTTAATGCTCGTAATGGCCGGCTCATCTATGGTTTTAACTTTTATATAAACCATAACTCATCATCATAGATTGTCATGGTATCTTGGTTATATTCAACGTCAAGCAATTTTAGCTTTTCTACAAACTCTAACTCGTCATCATAGATTGTCAGCGTATTTTGACCAGTCACAATTTCCTGCCCTGCTTCTAGCTCTCCATAATGAACACTCGGGCCATGAGCTATAAAATAACATTTTTCTGTTGCTTTGTGTGTTTGCATTAAATACCCCCACCGTCTGTAATTGACCAGTTGTGGTCATCAATAAGTCTTTGTCTTGCCGCTGCGGCTGCGCTTCCTAGCGTGTACTTTGATAATCCACCGTTAAATGACACGTTATTTTGTACGTTTTGCGCTTCCCATCCAATGAGTAAAGCATCATAGTTAGCTGTTGATAGAGTTATGTCATAAAACATATTATTCATATTTGTAATGGTTGATACATCCCAAGAGTTTAACGGTTGATCAAAAGATGTTGCACTTTGAAACATACCGCTCGTAATTGTAACGCTTGAAGTATCCCAAGAATTTAATGGTTGATTAAAAGATGCTGCACTTTTAAACGTACCGCTCATGTTTGTAACACTTGAAGTGTCCCAACCGCTAATATCTTGATTAAACGCAATAGCTTCTCTAAACATACCGCCTATGGTTAGCACGCTTGAAGTATCCCAAGAGCCAATATCTTGATTAAAGCTCGATGCTCCATTAAACATAAAGCTCATGTTTGACACACTAGAAGTATTCCATGAACCTATATCTTGATTAAAAGAAGACGCAAATTCAAACATATTCCCCATATTTGTAACGCTTGAAGTATTCCAAGAGCCAATATCTTGATTAAATGCATCTGCGCTATAAAACATATAGCTCATAGTCGTCACATTGGATACATCCCAAGAGCCGATATCTTGATTAAAAGCGTGTGCCGAAAGAAACAAGTTTGCCATATTTGTAACGCTTGAAGTATCCCAAGAGCCAATATCTTGATTAAAAGAAGAAGCACCCCTAAACATATCTGGCATAGAAGTAACCTGAGAAGTATCTGCATCGCCTACGTTAGTTAATGAAGTACAGTTATAAAACATTGTTGAGCAACTACCGACAAAGTAAACTTTATCCGTAGCCGTTATATCTAAGTTTGCGCACCCGAAAAATGAACCTGCACAACTTGAAAATTCCCATGAGAAGCCCCATTGAGAAATATCTAGTATTTTCAACTTATCTCTTGAAGACTGTGAACCGTATTGAATTGTCCCTTTAAAATTTGCACCGTCTGGTGTTATTATTATGTTTTTTATTCCAGCTTCGGAGTATATATGAGAAGGAAACGGGCTAGACGGCAAGTAAGTATCCGAAGAACCATCCCCCCAATTAATTAATAACGTACTATCTATCCCGCTTACTACTATCGGCAATATAATAGTATTAGCGTTTGAACTTCCTGTTTCCGTTAAGGTAGTATCAACTTTAATTAGCAAAGAAGCCCCTTGCGGCTTAGCCCCCGTAATAACCCAACCTTTATTCACTAAATTACTATAAGCAAAGGCGGCATTGTCTCCGATAGGATTTTCGGGATTATTTGAGTAATCTAAAGTACCATTAGACAAACCATGTTCGTCTAATTGTATTAAAATTTCATTGATATTATTTGATAAAAAAAGATTGTTAGAAATATCTAAATATAGCAAATTTACATTATTGGTTATATCTAAATTAGTTATTTGATTGTTTGAAATATTAAGATCAATTAAATTTACATTATTAGTTATATCCAAACTATTTATTTGATTGTTTGAAATATTAAGATTAACCAATTCGAT